CCCGAACATGACTGGTGGTAAGACCTCGTCAGAAGCGGTGCGTAGTTATTTGGATGGCATACTCAGAAAGGGAGTAAAGCTCAACTGGTTAGAGCAAGTCGTCACGAACTTACCGAAGGAGGGGGAAGCGTCGTATGACGTCGTCCTTAATCTCTCCGCGGAAAAGTACACTTCTCTCGTGTCTCTGAGGGTCCTCAACAAGTTGCTGTCAAAGGCGATGTTCAAGAAGAGGACCTTGGAGTTGAGAGCCTCTCTCACCGCTAAGGCGGTCCAGTTCGCTGCTGAGTTGGGTCTGAGCGACTCGTATTTGTCCATGGTGCTTCCGGGTACTGTGACTCATGCGATGTTCGTGACGATGCACGAGGCAACTGCTGCGGCCGAGCTTGGTGGTTGGGTGGGTCTCGTCTCGCGCGAGCAGAGTGATGCCATTTCGCAAGGGAGGGTGCCAAAGGGACGTACTGAAACGTTCACGGAATCCTTCAGACGGTTTATGAGTGGCAAGCCAGTGGAGACGGTCCTGCCTCACGCCAAGACTTGATGGGGGGTATCTAATACAGGCATAGGTGTTTGTGTTGGGAATTCCGAGGAGTTTCCGTTACGCGCGGACGCCCGTTTGGTTATGCCGACTTTAGACCCATCGCGTAGTTTTGGTTGTGTGGAGGGCAAAAGGATGATGTATCGGTGCTGGGTACCAGCGATCGATGGTTTGTGGACAGCGGGAGTGCATTCCAACTGTTTACACAACGAGGAGGCGGCGCTGCGGATGCGTACCCTGGGGCCAACACCAGAAGAACCGGTCAACCCTGACTTTGAGACAACTTTTAAGCGGCTGGGTGTGCTGCTAGTCAAATGTCAGGTTGAGCGGATGACCCTAGAGGAGGTGGTTTCGACCTATTCTGGAAGGTTGAGACGTAGATACCAGGAAGCAATGGAATCACTGGATATAGAACCGGATCTTTCTAAGTACGACAGAAGGCTCTCCGCGTTTCTTAAGGCTGAAAAGTTTAACCCTTTGCAGAAGCGAAGTAAGCCACGGATGATCATGTGTCGTTCGCCCAGGTTCAACTTATTGCTAGCCTCATACCTGAAGCCCCTAGAGCATGCACTCTGGAGGCGCTGGAAATTCGGGATGGGGGGTGTCTCACCTACGCGTGTCGTTGGAAAGGGGCTCAATGGTGTTGCTAGAGCCGCGATTCTGGAGAAGAAGATGGGGGCTGTGGGAGATTGCGTGGTCTTTGAGGTGGACGGTAAAGCTTTCGAAGCTCATGTTAGCAAGCGACAATTGCAGCTAGAACATAGCGTGTATAAGAAAGTCTATCCGAAGGACAAGCTTCTAGATGAACTGCTGCAGGTTCAGCTGAAGCTGGAGGGTCGCACCGTGGGCGGCATCAAGTACGAACGGGAGGGGTGTAGAGCTTCTGGAGATTTCAACACTGGTCTGGGCAACACCTTGATCATGGGATCTGCTGTAGAGGCCACCCTGCGTTTGTCTGTTGCTGAACTCGGTCCTTTTAAGGCGACTTATCTGGCTGACGGTGATAATGCTTTGTTGTTCGTTGAGAGGCGTGTTGCTGAGGGTTTGCGGACTAACTTTGCGCGGCTAATGTCACAAGTCTGTGGACATGAGATGACTGTAGAGAAGCCCGTTGATCGCCTTGAAGAAATTACTTTTGGTCAGTGTAAACCTTGTTATAACGGTACGAGTTATACAATGGTCAGACACCCTTTCAAGACCCTGGCTTATGCATTTTCTGGTTATCGGCATTATGACCAAAGAATGTTCACCGGGCCCATGTTGAAGGCTGTGTGTCAGGCCGAGTTATCACTGGCTAGAGGGATCCCTTTGTTGGAGGCTTACTTTGCCAAGGCTCTGACAAAATTGTCAAGTTATCGCGATTTGAAAGACCCTGATTCTTTTCTGGAGGAGCGCTTGAAGCACACTGGAGCAACCACCGGCAGCAAAGCTGACGAGGGTGTTTACGGTGGATGTACCGACGCGGCACGAATATCTTTCGAGGTATCCTGGGGCATCGGTGTGGAAGAGCAGTTGATGTTGGAGAAGCAACTTGTTGACAGTTTGGACCATTGGGTTCTCGCCGACCATTTTGAACGTGTGTTGGTTGGGAACGGTCCACTGGATGAGACAGATATGGTTGCCAATCGGATCGACCTCTTCCTGGGTGGAAGACGTTTGAAGGAGTAGATATGCTCCGGCGTCTGAGACCGCTCCAATTGCTGAGTTGGTCGTGGACTGTGGTGTGGAAGCATTTAACCTAAGGGTGCCAGGCATAGGAAAGCGCAAGGCTGTAATGGTCGTCAGCGTGGTAGTGGAAACCGGCGGAAAACTCACAACTCCGGCGGCCACTCCTGGTGGTTGATGTGGTTATGCTAGAAGGATAAGCGAGGCTGAGCAGTTCGAAGGATACGAGTTGACAGTTGACGAGAGAAGCGGAACGGATCGTTGGGGAGTCTGGGGGCACAGCCCAGGACCCCGGGAGGTACCAACCGCTCTAAGGGGGTAGTTATAGCACATTAGGGTGCCTGATTCAAAGGAATGCAAGTTGGTTTGGGGCTGGGCTTAGGTCCGGCCTGCACACTGCCTGGATTTGAAGCGTGCGCGGGTGGGGAGGAACCCCGCGTTTGGTACGTGGATGATCGCCAGGGGTGTATGATAGGCTAGGTGATTGTTTAGCACAGAGGGGCCCATCCCTAAGGCTCTAATCTGTTATCGCGAACTTTCCTGTACCACCTATCTAACCACTACTCAGCTGAACGGAGATGACGGAGGAATTTTGTCACTAGGCTATGTGTTAGGGTGTTGTATTACGTGGAATGAGTCCGGGCAACCGGCACTGCGCCACGTTAACGCGCATCGGTTACACAACCCTGAGGAGTTGCCTTGAGGTCTGGACGTGATTCGAGGAAGTCATTGTCTTCACGGTATATCTGCGTAGGACGGAGTTCTGACTGAGCTGGTCGGGTTTCTAGCACTACCCGGTTATTTGTGAAAGCACTGCGGAAAGCGGGCGGCTGTGGTGTAACGAGGCATCAGTCGAGGCGGAAGTTACCGGCTATCCGGCTCGATTAGTGGAAGAAAACGTACCAATCCTGGTGCGGAGTTCGGCTGTTGATTCCCATATCCAGTCGTGTGTAACGTGGGCATTGTCTGTAATGGTCAAGCCCTTCAATGGGGGTGCGGATAATAAAGCTGCCAACCCTAAGTTATCTCTGCCATTGCCAGGAGGTTTGATCGGTAGCGGGCGTCCATGTTTATTAGAGTACATAAGGACGCCGCAGTTAAACTAAAGGTCACTTTCATACCAAAAGAAAGCGTGATGGCCCGAAACGATATTCGGGAAGGCTGGACAAGACCATGACCAGCGAGCCGAAACCCAAAAGACCGCGGGTGGAGGCACATCTTAC